ACCACCATTGACCGCTCGTTCTTCCAGGCGATCGCAATCGCTGTGACTTGGAGCATGTTTTTGCGAGACCGCGTTCGTCAGCCTGACCCACCGACGAAATGATGGAAGGCGAGAACATGAGCCACACGCCAATCCCTTGGGAACATACCGGCGGGGATATTTGGGTCGATACCCGCGAGCAGGTTTGCTGCGGCCGTGGGTATGACTCCTGCTGCGGCGAACCTGATGTTCGCGGCGGACAAGATCTGATCGCCCAATCTAACCCGATCGACGCCGCCTTCATCGTCCGCGCCGTCAACAGCCATGAGGCGCTGGTAAGGGCGCTCAGGGCGGCGCGAGGACAAGTCGTTCTTTTCGGTGGCGAACCGAACCCCAATGAACCGTACCATGACACGATACACGCCGCTGTTATGGCTGAGATCGACGCCGCCCTTGCGCTTGCCGCCCCACCCGTCGAGCAGGCCAAGACGATAATAGATGGGGCGCAGGAGCGCCATGAGGCTCGATCTAAGCGCCTATTCTCCGATCCTAAGATTAAGGAGGCACTGCACCGCAGACCCGTCGAGCAGGCCAAGACGGAGGTGGAGGGGTGAGAGACTGGGACGGAGAAGCCGAGCCCTTTCAAATCCACGACACAGGATGGGCGCTGATCCTCGCCGTGGTCCTTTTTATCGGCGCAGTTGCGCTGATCCACGCATACTAACCGGAGATGAGACGATGAAGCTGTTTATATGGAACAATATCGATGGGGTGTCGCGCAACTACCACGACGGCGGCGGCCTAGTTGTCATTGCCGCGTCTCTTGAGCGCGCCCGCGAAATGATCGTCACCGAGGACCGTTGCAAACCGACTTGCGCAGCTCTCACGGTCGATCCAGATCTGACGAGGGAATGTGAGGGCGAGGAATACTTCGCCATCCATCCCGACGCCGGCTGCTGCTAGTTCATGGAATGGGAGGGACAGCCTATGAGCGATCACGACGAGGACGAACCGAAGGTGTGCCCCGTCACCGGCACCTATTGCAGTAGCGACGAAAGCGATATCTGCATCGACTATGGCTGCATCCGAAAGCCGAGCCCACCGCGCAATTACGGACGGATCATTTACGGCCCTGAAGGCTCGGGCTGGTGGGAATACGAACAATAGGAAGTGTGCGGGCTTGCTGTAACAATACGTGATTACGCGGATATTGCGCATACGCGGATTTTGCGTATAGTGGGGGACATCGGAAACGGAGGACGCCATGCCCCAAGTCAATCTAACGGTTCGCGTTGTGCCCTGGTGCCATAGCCAGACTGAATTCGTCGGGATCGTTGAGGACGAAGGCGGAAACGAGGTTCGGCGGACGTGTGCCACCATCGGCCGGCAACACGCTCAGTGGAGCGCCGAGAATATTCGGGACTATTTGGCTACCCGTCCAGAGCTTATCGGGCTCCCTCAGCGCGCCCGCCTGCAACTGGTGGCCGAATGACCCCCACCCAATACAAGGCAGCCATCAAGACCCTCGGCCTCTCCCAGGAGAGAGCCGGGGACTGGCTTGGGATCGGCCGGCGGACCTCTCAGGGCTACGCGCTTGGCGAAAGCCCCGTCCCTGAGCCCGTCGCAAAGCTCCTGCGTCTATGCGTGAAATTGAAGCTCAACCCGGAGGACGTGAAGTGAGCCTCTACAGCAAACCCGTTATTGCCTGCTCGTGCGCCGAGGGCTGGAGACCCGAGGATCAGCCCTTTTGCAGCGAATGCCGTGAAGGGGTCAGGGATCGACTTAAGAAGCTCGCCGCTGGATGCAGAATGAAGGCCGACCTCTATGCGCAAGCGCACCCGGAAATTCCAGCCTCCTTTCGGATCGTCGCTATCGAGATCGACCACTTACTAAAAATAGTCTGACGATCATATAGGATGTTGGAGATCCAGAATGAAACCGGAAGAGATTTGTGTGGGCGCCACATATCGAAGACCGCACAATTACGATCCCGTCGTCATCGTTACCCACATTGGCGATTTCGGCGTGAGCTATACGAACCCGCGTGGGAATATGATCGGAAGCAGTTCGATTGAGAGTTTTGCTCGCGACGCCACCCGCATTTACCCAAACCGACCCAGCGTGGAAGAAGTTCTTAGGTTCATCGAGCAGATGGAGCCAGAACAGCGCGAGCAGATCAGGCTGACTCTCTCGAATGGAGAGCGACATGGCGATTAGTGTTACCCACGATGGAAGCGGTCGCGCCGACCCGGCAGAGAATTGCGCGTTCTGTCATGGCAAGACGCGGTACTGGTACACGCCAAGGGATGTTGCCGTCTGCCCGACTTGCGCCGCCTTCCGTTCCGTGTCGGAGGTTCCGACCAAGGCGGAATGGCTTGCCGCTGTGCGCGCAGTTAGTCGTTCATGAGCAGGAAGCGTAGATGAGCCGATACATTGCACTGGAAACCGATGGAGACGTGCAAGTTCACGCCGCGTCAGCAATCGCAGGATACCGAACGCTGTGCGGGATGGACGGCGGCCTAACATCGGATGAGCAAAAGGAAGTCGATTTACCGAAGGGCCAAAAGCTCATAAATTGCCCCGTGTGCTTTCAGCTTTTCGAGGAGGCAAAGAGGTTTCGTCCCGACGATTTTTCGATCAAACTGCGAATGGGGCCACGCTTCTAAGCCATGAGTACTTACGCGCCCCTCACCCTCCAGCCCTGCGTCATCGGCGGCCAGACCGCGGAAGGCGATTACAGCGTCATGCAGGAAGGGCGGATCATAGGCCGCATCAGGCTCACCGAGAGCCACGTCCGCAAGGAGACGATCTGGTCCTGGGGCATAACGATCCCGCATCCAGTGCCGCCGTGGGCTGCCGGAGGATCATCGAGCCTACCAGCCGCCAAGGATGCGTTCCGGGCTGCTTGGGATCGCCTGTCAGCCGGGATGAGCGAGAAGGACGCCTTGGACTGGAAACGCGCCCAGGATGCCCGTTCGCGCCCCTGAAGGGAGTGGACGGATTCGACTCAACTGATCGGCCGAGATAGCCTCTGCCTCTTTGCGCATTAGGAGGGCGGGCAACATGAGCATGATTAGGGCCAATCGTCTGGCCAACAGGTTTGTCACTGAAGACGGTTCGATGGTCGGGTTAGACTTCGCCGGCTTGACTGACACGGTTACTCGCCTTGAGATGCAGTTTCAGGATCTCGATGCTCTCATCGCAGCGTTGATGGATTTGCAGCATCAGGCGTTGAAACGGCAGGAGGACGCAGGCAACCTACAGAAGATTGAGGATCAAGCGGCCCACTTGAACGTCGATCGACTGCGAGTCGTCGCAAACGTAACTAGCCGCGATATGATCCTTCAGGTAGGAGGCGCTCAATCGTCCACGCCGTCGCCAGGCAGCCCGTGGGGACTTCGTCTGAGCCTGAAGATGGCCCATGAACTTGTGGCGCATCTCGAAAAATCAATTGCGTTACTTTCTGGTCATCAAACCAAACAGTGACCGATTTCACCCTGTTTTTTTCGTCCGGGGCAAACGTGCCAATCTCTGTCATCTCTGTGGTGCTCCACACCGTCAGCGGCGGACGGTCGTCGAAAAAATAAAGGGCGGCTGCCGGAGTCATCACACCCCCGGATAAGCGAGACCGGTCCACTTGAACTGCAAGCGGGGGTCGTCCACCACCTCCAGAGAGAACCGACTTGCCTTAACGACCGGTGAGCCGGTGCCGCCGCCTGTCAGCGTGGTGTTGAGCCAGGCAGTCATGCTCGTCGGAGGCGTGTTTGGGATGTAGTAGTAGGGTGTGAAAATCGTCCCCTTCCATGTGGTATTAGGAAGGAACACGCTGCGCGAGTTGAAGAAGCCGCTAACCTGCGTCAACGTCGCTTGATCCTTAAACCAAAGTTGGATCTGCTCCAACTTGTCATAGGTCGCGCTCACCTCAACGTCGCAAGACGCCTGAACCCACTGCCCTGCGAGCGCGGAAACGTTGATGCTGCTGAAGCCAGTTCGCAGCGTAAACTGCTCCGAAGCGGTGCCGCCCGGCGTGAACGTCATCACCTGAGAGTATCCACGGTTGTCCGCAGAGGTTTCGAGGCTGCCGACACAGGTCGTATTTCCACTGTTGACCGTGCGCTCCAGCGTCCACCCCGAGGCTACCGACCCGGAGCAGCCAGCTGACGCGTTGGCCGTACCGCCCGTTCCATCAAACAGCCCGTGAAGCAGCAAGTTTCCACGCGGATTGTAGGTGGCGTCGTAGATGTCCAACTGCGAATTAAAGAGATGGCTGCGCGGCGGGAACATCGCCTGCAAGCCCTGCCACACTTGCGTCGAGCCAACCATGCCGAACCAAATGTAGTTCGCCAGATTGTATCCACCGATCGCACTGTCGTGGATGTCATCACGGGAATAGCCGGTGAAGGGATAGCCGCTGGCGCTTGTGGTATCCGTCCAAGCGCGCTCCCAATCAATGAAGTGGGTGTTCCTCCTGAGCGGCAGGGCATCACGTAGCCGCTTGTTGATGTAGCGATATTGTTTCTGCTGATTGGTCGTGCCCCCGGTGGAGCCGCGCGAGCGCACGGGGAAAACAAAAACATACTTGCCGATACTCAACAGATAATCGACGGTGGCAAGGATGTTCGCGACAGAGGTGTCGGTCGTGATGCTGTTTGACGGGTCATTCGAGCCGGCCGCAACGAAGGCAACATCAAACTCCATGTCGGACGCCTTCGGCGAAGTGCCATTGTCGCCGCGGACGCGCGCTAGGATTTGCGTCGATGTCTGTCCGTTGATGCCCCAATTTGCGCCCCAGAAGCCGCGCGCGCCAACGCTTTGCTCCTGCCAAATTGTCGGGTAAGCCGTATTGTCTCCCCAGATCGGGCACCGGATTGCGCCGCGTGACAGAATTTCCAACCACGTCAACCAGTCGGCCGTGCTGCTGTAGATAGATGACATCAGCCCTGTGATGGGCGGCGTAGCGTAGGCAGTGCCGTGCGCCTGATGCGTAATGCTATCGCCGAAAAAGAGGCACCGATAGCTGGCTCGCTGCGGTCCAACCCGTCGAAGATCAACGCTCATTAGTTTCCGCTCCACTTCAAAGCGACAACGGGCTGATTTCCGTTGGCACTGTCATTGACTTGTTGATTGCTATTGCTGCTGTCGATGACGAACTCCCACCGATAGCCGGCAGGCGGCGCCGGCATGCCTGAGCTGGCGTTCGCTCCCCCAAGGGATGCGCCAAGCCGACCGAAGCCCTTGCCCATCCCTCCTAGTCTTCCAAAGCTCATTTAGATGCCTCCATGGCATGACAAAGCCCTCGGACCGCCCGTCAGGCGCCGAGAGCGTAAGGCTGTTTGTGGTGGTTAGCGGCGGTAGGTTTTCAGTGCGATCTCGCCGGCACAGGCGATGTAGCCAACGCCGTCAATGAAATCGTCTGCATTGACTTGCCCCGATAGCGTTCGGGCGATCTTGAGCAATGCCATCATGTTGCCGACATCGACTGCGGACAGTCCGCTATCCAGACGCTTGCCGAGATAGGCAGACCAGAGATCGCCTATGCGCTCGAAGTTCTCCGCCATGTCGCCGTGAGTCTGGGCGCGGTCCCCGCTGACGAGATCAGCGGCCTTTTGGGCGATGTCAGAGGCTTTCATCAGAACGTCAGCCTGTCAAAACCATGGATTGAACATACCTTGTCGGCCAGCGCCTGAAACGTCGGTCCGTGCAAATCACACGCATCAATCTCTGCAAGATGAAGGTGGATTGCCTCATGAGCAAGAGTCGAGAGCAAGACGATGTGGCTACCCACCATTTTGTTGGACACATCGATGTGATGCACGCCGCCCTCGATGAAGTAGCGCGCGAACATCTTCGTTGACCGGATGACCTTGAACTTGATGTCGTCCGATGGCGGCATGTTCAGCTTGTCGAACGGCGGCAAGCACATCAGGTAATCGTAGGCGTAAGCCAGCAGCTCGGAGCTTAGCGGGAGCGGCTTCATGTCACCTTCATCCCCGAGAACCAGCCGCCGCAGGATTGGCACTGGAAGCGATAATACTTGCTGCTGAGCTTCACTTGGATGCCTCGCCGCTGCGTGTCCTCGCTCCCGCACTTCGGGCAGCCGGGCTTGTCCTGGTACGCTTTGTAGAGATTCACGTTCGGATGGTTGGGCATCCACGGCTTGACCCGCTCATAGACGCGGGACAGAAGCTCGGTATCCTGCTTGCAATACCGCCGCATGGTTGCCCATGCTTTCGGGTCGCCATCCTCGACGCACCCGCGCCACAGAGCGGCGCCAGTGTTGGGGATCTTGCGCCCCTCATTGAGGTAGCGCCCGATATTGTCCAGCTTGTTGCTGTCGAACTTGAAGGCGCGGCGCGCCGCCTTCAGGGTGTCGATCGTCTTGAACGGGCTCGGAGGTTTGAACCCGTTCGTGATGAGCCTGGAATTGATCTTCTTGATGTCGAAAGCGTCGCCGTTAT